TTATTATTGTTATTTTTACCGTTATTATTCAACATGTTTAGATACTTTCTTTTCATATTTTTCAGCTCTTGTTCAGCTTTTTTTAGTTGAGCACGATTGTTATTATTCGTCATCTGATATAAGCTGACATTTTTTACCTAAGTCAATTGTTAATGTATACTAAAAGTAAGTTCTAAATGAAGCCTACATTAAAAGATCTTATTGATGAGGGGTTGATTTCACCTGGTAGTAATGTTCTCGAAATACACTATCGAGACACTATCGCAAAGGTGACATTACTAAAAGACGGAAAACTGACATGGAATAAACAGACATTTTCTACACCATCCGAAATGTCTCGAAAGTTCAAGATGTCCATAGTCCCTAAACGGTTAACGGACAATGGATGGGACTCATTATTGTATAAGGGAATTCGGTTGAACAAAATCATTGAAAAGGTCCCTGAAGTTGATACAAACAAAATCATTGAAAATGTCCCTGAAGTTGATACAAACAAAATCATTGAAAATGTCCCCGAGGTTGATTGCGGCGTGGATATGATCACTAACCATTATGACGGTGGATCTACGAGACCTTTGTGTAGACACCCATACAACAGTAAACATTCTCAATATGGCATTCCCTGTAGCCAACACGTGCCTGAGTGTATGTGTCCAATCCACCGAGCCGGAAGCTTATGGAGAAAACTCACAGGGTCTGTGCGTGTCGATCGAAACAATAAGATGATGAAGAACGACACCGAGTACATGAAACATGTTATTGGTATGGGGCTTGACGAATATCATAATTATTTAGTCAGTGACTTTCAGAAAAACTTCAATGAGATTTTACCCTATGAGATGCTAATTAAGAACTTTGAAGAACTTCGAGCCGAAAAGTTCGTGATAGATGAAATTTTCCCTAGATGTGAAGGGAAACATCTATTGGATCCACGCGATATAGCTATTTTCCTAGCTAAGGTTTTCAACTATCGTAACACTCAGCTCCTCCTTCATAACAATGTGGAAGCTCGCAAACATGATGTTGATACCAAGCAGTTTAAGATGTTAATTAATTCATCTAAAAATGGTTCCGTTTGTCCAGATGCAAAAAACAAGTTTAATCATATTGAGCCGAGTGAGGAGGCAATTTCATATATGTTGGAATTTGTGAACAGATTTACAGAAAATCTACCTAAGTTAGAGATATAAATTGTAATAGAACCAAGAAAGTATGGAGAGCGTCCAAAAGCTCACCCACATTGAACATGTTCTCAAGAGACCAGACTCCTATGTCGGGCCAGTAGACCTGAGTACCGAGGCGTATTGGATTCTCAACGGTAACAAATCAAAATTTGAGAAGAAGAACCTCAAGTATTCCCCAGCTCTCTTGAAGATCTTTGATGAGATCCTCGTTAACGCAATTGATCGCAACTCTACACACCCCAAGAATGTTTCATCCATCGCCGTCTCTATAGACAAAGAGACTGGTGCTGTGACTATTGAAAATAATGGACCTCTCGGTGGTATCAGTGTTCGCATGCATGAGAAGGAAGGTATCTGGAATCCTGAATTGGTCTTTGGGCATCTCCTAACAAGTACAAACTACGACGACTCTCAAAAGAGAATTGTCGGGGGGCGCAATGGATATGGAGCCAAGTTGACGAATATTTACTCATCAGAATTTTCAATTGTCATTAAGGATCATGAGACAAAGCAAACTTACTCACAGAAATGGTCTAACAATATGACCGTCTGTGAACCACCAAAAATCAAAAAACATTCGGGTGCCACATCATCCGTGGCCGTAACGTTCACACCAGATTGGAGGCGTTTTAAGATGTCTAAGATGGATAACACAATCTACAAGATTTTCCAAAAGAGAGTCTGGGATGCCAATATCTGTACAACCCCAAACTGTAAAGTAAAGTTCAATGACGAGGTTCTCCCAAAACAGAACTTTGAGGCTTACGCAAAAATGCACACTGGTGTAGATAATGTACACTGTGTTACAACCGACCGATGGTCAGTATGTATTGGTCCATCCGAGGATGGTATGCAACAGGTGTCGTTCGTAAACGGTATCTGTACCAGTAAAGGTGGAACCCACGTTGATCACGCAGCTTCTCTAGTGGCTGCGGGGATCATTGAAGATATGGCTAAGAAGATCAAACTCAGACCTCAACAGGTTAAGAACACGTTCGCAATCTTTGTGAAAGCAATCCTTGAGAACCCAACCTTCTCGAGTCAGGTTAAGTCTGAGTGTACCCTAAAAGCACAAGACTTTGGCTCTAAATTTGATATGCCCAAAACATTCGTCAAGAATGCTCTCAAGACTGGTATTTCCGATGAACTCACGGCTCTCTCAAAATTCAAGGAAATGAAGGAGTTGGCCAAAACTGATGGTGGAGCTCGTAAGAGTAAGATTACTGGTATTCCCAAGCTTGATGACGCAAACAAAGCTGGTACAGCTCAGTCTTCTAGGTGTACACTCATCGTTACAGAGGGTGACTCGGCAAAGACTCTAGCTGTCGCTGGTCTCTCCGTTGTTGGTAGAGACCACTACGGCGTCTTCCCACTTCGGGGAAAGTGTAAGAATGTCCGAGATGCATCTGTTGCGCAGTTGACTGGAAATCAGGAGTTCAATGATCTCAAGAAAATCTTGGGTCTCCAACAAGGAAAAGACTACAAAGATGTGTCAGAGCTTCGCTATGGTCGTCTCATGATCATGACTGACGCGGATAACGATGGTTCTCACATCAAGGGTTTAATTCTCAATATGATTGACTACTTTTGGCCGAGTCTACTCAAGTTGGGATTCGTTGTTTCAATGGTTACACCCATCATCAAGGCTTCTAGGGGTAATCAAAGTAAATCCTTCTATACAGACTCTGCGTTTCGTGCGTGGTATGGAAATGGTCAATCTGGTTGGCGTATCAAGTACTACAAGGGTTTGGGTACCTCAACTTCTGCTGAGGCTAGGGAGTACTTCAAAAAGATTGAAGACCTTACCGTCAAGTTTAATACAGATGTAATGTCTGATAAATCTATCACCTTGGCATTTGACAAGAAGAAGGCTGATGACCGTAAGACGTGGCTTCTAGAGAGTACCGCCAAAGAAGCCAATGAACTTGAAGTACCTTATGGGAAAGTAAAACAACTGGCTATCACAGACTTTGTTCACAAGGATCTAGTGAATTTCTCACTCGCAGACCTCAAGCGTTCTATTGCCCACGTTTGTGATGGACTCAAACCTTCACAGCGTAAGGTGATGTATTCTTGCTTTCAAAGGAACTTGACTGCGGAGATGAAAGTAGCTCAATTGGCTGCATATGTGGCCGAAAAGTCTGCTTACCATCACGGTGAAGTAAGTCTGGCCGACACTATTGTGAAGTTAGCCAATGACTATACAGGCTCCAACAATATGAATCTCCTAGAGCCTTGTGGGCAGTTTGGAACACGGCTTATGGGTGGGAAAGATGCCAGCCAGACACGCTATATCTTCACGAGATTGACACCTGAAGCGAGGAATGTATTTGATCCCCGAGATGACGCGATTCTCACCTACCTAGACGACGACGGTCGCTCCATTGAACCCGAGTTCTACATGCCTACTTTACCCATGATTTTGGTGAATGGAAGTGAGGGTATTGGCACCGGTTTCAGCTGCTATGTACCTCCATTTAACCCCAAAGATATTCGGAACAATATCCTCAACTTCCTTGATGGTAATCCTATCAAAAGAATGAAGCCTTGGTTCAGAGGTTTCAAGGGAACGGTGTTTGAACAAGATGATGATTCGTGGATGACCCAAGGAGTGTGGACCTCCATTGGAAGAACAGTTAAGGTGACTGAACTCCCACCGGGACGCTGGACCCAAGATTACAAAGAACATCTGGATACCCTCGTTGAAAAGAAAATCATTAGTGGTTTCACAAATAACAGTACAACTGAGAATGTGGATTTCCTCATCCAAGACTACAATGGCAAAGATGCCGTTAAGGATCTCAAGCTTCAAAAGACTTTCCGAACATCAAACATGCACCTGTTCCACCCTACCCGAGGTATCCACAAGTATGAAACTCCGGAGATGATTCTGAAAGACTTCATAACCCTTCGTCGTGAATATTATGACAAGAGGAAAGAGTATCTAATCAAGGTTCTTGAGGCTAAATCTAAGATGTGTGACTACAAGTCTCGTTTTGTGTCTATGGTTATCAACGGAGATATTGTGGTCTTCCGTCGCAAAAAACAGGATCTTGAGAACCAATTGTCTGGTCTATTCCCGGAAGTAAATGGGAGTTATGACTACCTTCTAAACATCAAGACAGTTCAGTACACAGATGAGAGTGTCAGAGAGCTTTTGGCGCAGTCCAAACAGGCAAAGAAGGAACTCGAGGTTATGAAGTCTACTTCTCCTATGACAATGTGGAAAGATGATATTAAAAATATGTAGACAATAGATAAGTATGGGTGAAGCGGCAAAAATTTCACTTAAAGCTATTGGAAAGCAAGACACGTACTTGCTTTGCAAAGATCCAGCGGAGTCGTTCTTCAACCCGAATACTACAAGAAGGCATTCTGACTTTCGGAAATATCACAGGAGTAAGAATGTAATCAATCCGGGGCAGATCCCCAATTGGCCTTTTGGACAAACCATCAAGGTTCAGTTTAATCCCCAAAATATGGGTGACTTGCTTAGTAATATGTGGTTGAGTATAAAAATGCCTAAGATCACAAATGGAAACTACGCGGATCAATTGGGAAGGCATATTCTCAAAAGTGTATCTATGTTCGTAGATGATACAGAGATGGAAAAGATAGAAAGTGATTGGGGAATTATATACGATGAACTTTATTTAGAAATGTCTGAAAAAGTAGCAAATAGATTTCTTGTAAACAGAAGTATTGGTTTTGATGACTCTACTACAACAGACTCTGTCTCAAGACTTGAGACAGATCTAATGATACCTACGCAGTTCTTCTTTGCTCGTAAATACGCGAGTGATGAGTACACAACTAATAAACCAAATAGACCCTACTTCCCTACATGTGCCGTACATAAACAGAAAATTGAGTTTGTACTAGAGTTTCATAATCAATCTTTCTTCACGGACACATTAGATACCCTCGTTCTAGATGATTTCAAACTTATTACCGAAGAAATCACAGTGAGTCCCGAAGAGAGGAATTATCTCAGTCACGATAGACAAGTTGTTGTAACCGATCTAGTTCGTAAACATCCAACGACTGTGAGTGAACTTGGTAAAACTATGATTCGTACAAACCTAGTCCCCAACATTCCTGTGAAATGCCTTCATTGGTTCTTGCGAAACACTAAGTTTGAAAATTTGAATGAAAGTGTCGCCCTCGAACCTAAACAGATAGGTGCTAATATTATTGGCACTAACGCAAACGACGACTCAGGGTACTCAGTGGCTCTGTCACCCGATGGTACAACTATAGCCATAGGTGAACCCAAGTATGAGTTACAAGTTGATACAAGTCCTGAGGATGGAGAAATAGATAATCCCAATCAAAATAAGGGTCGTGTTAGGGTATTCAAATTAATCTCAGGAACTTGGACCCAATTAGGTACCGATCTGATTGGCGCAGGTGACGGAGACTTGTTCGGAACAACAGTTTCTTTATCTAACACAGGTACAGCCCTCGCTGTGGGTGCACCAATTCATGACAGCAGCAAAGGACATGTCAGAGTTTACCAATACAATGGGACAGCTTGGGGTCAATTGGGGAGTGACATTGATGGAGGAACTGTGGGTGAGAAATTTGGAACGTCGGTTTCTTTATCTAGTAATGGCACTCGGGTTGCTGTAGGTGCACCAGATTTTACCGAGGTTGGTTTTACGAATAGAGGTCGTGTACAGGTTTGGACCTACACTATTGGTCCCGGGTGGCAACAAACTGGTTCAAATATAGACGGTGCTGGTGGTGGTGATAA